TCATGGATCAGGCTGATACAATCGGCCTTCGCGGCGAACTGAATAATGCATCCGGTATTGGTACCATCACCGCTATCTCCAACATGCGTCAAGTTCGTCGCTTGACACGATTGGTTTCTAGCGATACTCGTGGCGCACCATATCAGTCCGGTTTGACTAGTCAAGCTGAAGCTGTTCGCTTCTTCATCGTCATCGATGAGCCAGCACAGCTTACCGAATCCACAACACCTGTTGCACTCGGTGTGACGTTGGATGCTGGAACCGCTCAGTTCCCACTTCGCGACAATTTTGACGCTGGTGGAGCAACCGGTGCTGTCGTCGGTGCTGCAACATGGGGCCTTGAAGGTAATGAGCACATTCCAGAGATCGACATCAAGGTGGACAGCATTGCTGTTACCGCTCAGACCAAGAAACTCAAGGCTAAGTGGACTCCAGAGTTAGGACAAGATCTTAACGCTTACCACAACCTTGATGCAGAGGTCGAGTTGACAGGCATTCTCTCTGAGCAAATTGCTCTTGAGATTGATCGCGAGATCATTGCCGACCTTGTTAGTGGTGCTAAAGCCGCAACTTACTACTGGTCACGTTCACCTGGACTTTTCGTGAATCGGACTACCGGCGTTGAGCTTGGTGCTGATACGGCTGCGCCAGACTTCACTGGTACTGTTTCTGAGTGGTATGAGACTCTTGTTGAGACAGTCAACGATGTTTCCGCTCAGATTCACCGGAAGACCCTTCGCGGTGGCGCAAACTTCTTAGTTTGCTCTCCTGAAGTTGCCAACATCCTTGAGTTCACTGCTGGTTTCCGCGCTAGCGTTACTGCAGACTCTGAGACTGGCACTGTCGGTGCTGTCAAGATTGGTGCGCTTTCCAAGAAGTTCGACGTTATCGTCGATCCATACTTCTTGCGCAACGTCATTCTTGTTGGTCGTAGAGGTAATTCTTTCCTTGAGTCTGGTTACGTTTATGCTCCATACGTCCCACTCCAGACGACTCCAACCATCTTTGGACCTGAAGACTTCGTGCCTCGCAAGGGCGTGATGACTCGCTATGCCAAGAAGATGGTTCGTCCAGATATGTATGGTCTTGTCATTGTTCGCGGGCTGCTTGGTGAAGAGTACTCTTCCTAATAGCTTAAGCTAATTAATCGATAACTGCCCCCCTCATTAAAGTGAGGGGGGCTTTTCTATATTTACATACTATTTATTTATGACTTGAAATGTTCTCCTCTGGACGAGGCCACTGTCCTTAGAAAGATCTTATTCCGAGGTGGCTGGAATAAAATCATTGAATAAATCGGGTTATTGCAATAACAAAATAAGGAGAAAATGTTATGGGAAGAAGAATAGCAAGAGGAAGGATCCAAGTACTAACTAAGATTGGTGTCCCGCTTACAAAAACCTCAGCAAAGGGAATTGATTTCAACGTTGGTGAAGCAGTTAAGATTAGTAACGGACGAGAGATTATCTCAGAGTATGTGATTGATTTGGCTGCATCCGGTACCCCAGCATATGCTTTTGGTACCGCTGGTATTCCAGCATCTAAGACCGGTGTTAGAACCATTGGTCAGAGTTCATCTGCAGAGCCTCATAAGGGTGCGGAAGTGTTGAAAATTAACGCAACTGGTAGTGCCAAAGATGGAAACGGTATCATTACATCAGGTGAATTAATTTGTGTTGAAGCTGTGCTGCCTGTGGCCGCGTCGGCCATTGGCGTTTGGTACGGATCAACCACTACTGGTAGTGATGAGAATTTCCTTCTTGGAACTGTTGGCCAATTGGTCGTTCCTCAATCTCAATCAGTTGGTCGAGATGGGACATTTGACGTTGATACGGACCTTGATAACATGTTTATTTATCTGGTTCACTCAGGTGCCCATGGCGGCGTCAACGGTGCTGCCTACACATCAGGTAAGTTTATTCTTAGACTGTATGGTTTCGAGAAGTTTAATGATATTGTGAGCGGTTCGCTTACCAGTACACTGACGTAGGGGTATAATAAATGAGTAATTCATACAGAGCAGTTAAGAAGGCTAGGCGTCAAGCTGCAGAACAAAATATAGTGAAAGCTGTACCAGTTCCTAAGACGAAGAAAGAGGCAGTAAAGCCTCGTCGCCGGCCAATAAAAAACCCGAGTGCCGAGTAAAACAATAAAGCACTCATTTATTGACTCCCCATCTTCTAGGTGGGGAGTTTTTTTATTTATAAGTTACGAAACTGGCGATGAGGCACTATTTATAACAAACGGAGGATATTAAGTCATGGCAGTTACAGTCAGCAATCAAAGCAACCCGCTCGCTACCAAATTGGTTCAGGATACATCGGCATCAAATACGGCTGTTGATAATACAACAGGCGCGTCGGGCACCTTGTATATGGTGGAGATTGATAATACGGGTCTTGCGGCCATCGTCTACTTTAAGCTTGCCGATGCCACTAGTGCTACGGCTGGAACAACTGCTGCCTCAATGGTTTTCATGTGTCCCGCATCTGTAAAGCGAAGCTTCGCATTCCCAGAGGGCATCGTTTTCTCGGCTGGCTTTAGTCACTGGTGTGTAACGGCTGCTGCTGAAGCTAGCACAGCAGGGCCTGCGACCCCTCCTACTGTTCGTTATGTCACTAGCTAATATCTAATTTATAATCTGCTTAACCCAAGCATAATCTACATATAGGAATCCTTGTCAATGCCAGAAATTACCCCGGTATCACAAACAAGCACAGTTATTTTAACCTCCACTGGATCAGCAGCAGATGTGGCTGCAGCAGTGCCATATGGCATGTATACAGGATCGTTAGAATTCTTAACCGGTGCCTCTACCCAAGTTAACTATGTTTACAAAAAACTTGGTGGAGATGTCGTCGATATTGAATTGACTCCTTCGAATGTATACGCGGCTTACGAAGAAGCAGTGCTAGAATATTCTTACATTGTTAATCTGCATCAAAGTGAAAATATATTATCAGACGTTTTGGGGCAAACAACCGGTACCTTTGATCACAAAGGTGAAAGAATAACTGGACCTGAAAATGTTAATTTGGCATTTCCAAGGTTTCAGTTTCAATATGCTAGAAGAATCGGGGATGCTGTTGCAACTGCTGCAGGATTCGGCGGAACAACGCCTATTTACTCCGCCTCTTTCGCGCCAACTGTTAATAAGCAAGATTATGATCTCCAGACTATTATTTCTGGTGCTTCACACACAGGTTTAGATGATGGTGGTGCCACTGTTGATTATGCCGACGCAGTAGGAAACAAAAGAGTAATTATAACCAGAGTGTTTTATAAGTCTCCCAGGGCAATGTGGCGTTTTTATGGATATTATGGTGGAGTGGGAGTCGTTGGCAACTATTCAACGTATGGCCAATTCGCAGATGATTCTACCTTTGAGGTTATTCCAACATGGCAGAATAAATTACAAGCAATAATGTACGAGGATTCAATTTATACAAGAACTTCTCATTATTCTTATGAAATAAGAGACAATATGTTGCGATTATTTCCAACTCCTGGGAATTATGGCTTTGATGGGGTGCAAGATCGTATTTGGCTGCAATTTTATGTTGATCAAGGAGATGCCTGGGAGACTAATGCGAGATATGATGACGGAGTCAAAGGTATCAATAACTTTAACACGCTACCGTTCGATAATTTACCATATGAGAATATCAACGCCATTGGTAAACAGTGGATTCGCAAATTTGCACTAGCGTTATGTAAGGAGATGCTAGGTCAAATTCGTGGCAAGTTTACAACAATGCCAATTCCGGGCGAGAGTGTAACCTTGAATCATTCAGAGTTATTAGCGCAGGCCAAAGAAGAGCAACAGACCCTTAAAGATAAATTAATGGAGATTATCGACAGAATCAATTACAATGAGTTGGCTAAAATCGATGCAGAAGTTACAGAAGCCGCAGCGCAGGCTCTCAAGCAGTCGCCTTTACCAATATTTGTAGGATAATCAATAAATGCCAAAAAATAAATGGAATAGACCCGACGCTCCTCCTCCTCCTTTATTTTTAGGGAAGAAAGAGCGAGATTTAGTAAAACAAGTCAACGACGAATTAATAGAAAAGATAATTGGTCAGCAAATTGTCTATTATTCCATTGATTTAGAAACAACAAATTTTCATCCTCTTTACGGAGAAGCCATAGAAAAAACTTTCTTACCTCCAGTTCGCGTTTATGCCCTTGTAGAATATACAAACTACTCTACCGAGTATATGGAAGGCGCAGGTATTGATAAGATTTGGGAAATTAATGTGCATTTCCATAAAAGAAGATTAGAAGAAGACCAAAATATGTATGTCCGCGAAGGCGATTTTGTCTTATATAATAGCAATTATCATGAGATAGTCAGTTTATCTCAACCCACATTACTATTTGGCCAAGAGGGTCAAGAGTTTGAAATAGTCGCTAGATGTAGGAGAGCAAGAAAGGGGATGTTTGATGCTACCTGATAATTTTGATTTTGCAATGTTGCCTCCCGGTGCCAATTTTAAACTTTCTGAGATTGGGATGCTCGCGTCTAGTATCGAAACTATCGATTACTCCATCGTAGAATGGCTCAAGGGGGATTTAGATTTAAGTGCTAGGACCAATGAGGGGTGGACAAAAGTTCCGGTCTTGTGGCAAGCCCCAGAGCGTGCATTCCAGATAAAAAATGATAAAGATTTAAGAGATTCTGATGGCGCTTTTAAATTGCCCCTGATCAGTATCGAAAGAACCAATATAATAAAAGATCCTACAAGAAAAGGATCATTTCAGGCACACCTCTATTCTTCAAAGAAAAACGGTAGGTCAGGTCGTATGGTATTAGCTAAAAAAATAGTTCAAGACAAGACAAGGAACTTTGCTGTAGTCGGAAACACACGACGTTCTAATTTTACTTCAGGAGAAAGCCAACGCCATTTTCCGAGAGTTAATAAAAAAATAGTCATACAAACTTTGTCTATACCGATACCTGTCTATATTAATGTGGAATATAAGATTTTAATTAAAACTGAGTACCAGCAACAAATGAATGATATCGTCACCCCCTTTATCGCGAGAACTGGGCAAATAAATTCCTTTATTTTGCGAAGAGATGGCCATAAATATGAA